TGGCTCTTAAGACTAGTCCATGGCACGATCCTATGTTTGAGGAGAATCTTAAAAAGACAGCTCTACAGATAGGACTAGTTGCTCCTAGTCAAGTTGGATTAGACTTACCAAAGAAAAAAGCAAATGAAAAGACATTACTGGAAATGAAGTCATCAGTACCAACAGGCCAGTCAATCGTTAAAGATTCGCCAGAATCTTTAAAAGGAGAACCACAACAGGGAAGACCCAAAAATTCCAAGGACACAACAAAAAGAAAGCAAAAAGAATTCGCCCCACAGACAGGAGCCAAATTACACATATGGGCCAATTCTGCTCAGGATCAAATCGCAGAAATATTAAATCCAATCTTATTAGATTTCTACTCAAAGAAAAACATGAGAAGTTTATCTAGTGAAGAATATAACGAAGCCGAAAACATAAGAACAAAACTTTTTCTTTCTGCACAACCAAATAAAACTATAGATAGTGATTATGTAACCAAATCGTTAAATCTAGTAGATAATAAAGACACAAATAAAATATATTCAAGTTATATATCTTTTATTAAACATGTTAAATCTGATTTTGATAGAGAATTAACAGTTAATGAATTAAAAGATGCTAAGTCATATTTTTACTCATTGGTGTATGACAACTTAACCGGAGAATAAAAATGATTATATATGATCAAGAAAAATTAGATGGTCTATCAGAAATAATCTCTACAAAGTCGTCAATTACTATTGCTTCTATTGTTGAGCCTGATATATCAGATTCTCAAAAATCCCTAGTTAAGAATATAAAATCGCTAGCATCTTATGATGATAGTGATCTATATTATGTCCAATCTGTTCTAGTATCGTCTAGTTGGAATAAAAATGACGATATCTTTGCTAAAGAAGAGGTTTGGGCAGCAAAAAACACTCCAGAAGATAAACCAACTAATTTAGAACATGATGAAAATCTAATTATTGGTCATATCGTATCTAACTGGCCAATTATGGATGATGGCACACCAATAGATGAAAATACTTTAGTAGAAAATCTTCCAGATAAATTTCATATAGTAACTGGTTCTGTTATTTATAAAGCATATACTAATCAAGAGCTAAAAAATAGAGCATCAAACCTAATAGCAGAAATTGAAAACGGAACTAAGTATGTTAGTATGGAATGTATGTTTAAGGGCTTTGATTATGGATTAATTAATGAGTCTACTGGTGAGTATAAAATACTAGGTAGATCAGCAGATACATCATTTTTAACAAAACACTTAAGAGCATATGGTGGTAGTGGCACATATGATAATCATAAAGTTGGTAGAGTGTTAAGAGATATAACTTTCTCAGGAAAAGGTTATGTTGACAAGCCAGCAAATCCAGATAGTATAATATTTAGTAAAGAAAATTTTATGAATATATCATCAAAAAATATAGAAAATACAAAATCGGGTGTATCAGAAAATAGTACAAATGACACGGAGATAAATAATATGAATTTAGAAACACAAATTGCCGAGTTGACCGAAAAAGTACAAGCTATGCAAGACTGCGCTTCAGCAACCAAGGATGCATATGCTCAACTTTCCGAACTCAAAGATAAAGTCGTTGCTCTAGAAACAGAATTATCAGCAACTAAATCTGCTTATGACGAACTACTCAATAGCTCAGAAGCTGCTAAAAAAATGAGCGAAGAAGAGATGATGAAGAAAGAAGAAATGATGAAAAAGGCCAAGTCTGAACTAGAGACTGCTATCGAAGCAATAGCTGCCTATAAAAACAAAGAAGAAGAAATGCTAAAAAAAGAGAAGAAGATGAAAAGAATGGCTTCTCTAATAGAAAAGGGTCTTGATCAAGAAGTCGCAGCTTCTGCTGTTGATAGTTTTGAATCATTAGAAGACTCAGCTTTCGAAGCTATGGTAGAGCTAGTATCAAATGCCGCAAAGAAAGTTCCAGTTGCTCCTCCAAAGAAAAAGGTAGAGGCTGAACAGTCTGTTGAGGATGCTCTTGATAATGTTGAACCAAACTCACAAGATTTAGATCTTAGTGCTGGTAGCGACGAGTCAGAATCTGTAGATACTACTCGCGCGGCATTGGTTGATTTTGTATGTGCTAGACTAGGTAAAAAACTCAATAAGGGAGAATAAAAACATGGCTCTTAAATCAGATCGCGTTGAACTTTTAACAGATATCTCATTTTTCATGACATCCATCCCATCTGGTTCAACTTATGTTGAGCGTGGTGGTGTTGCTAGTGTTGTAACAGCAACTAGTGGCGTTGGTGTCTCTATGGATGATGCCAATGCCGTAGTAGCATATGCTGCTGCTGTCTCTGGCAGTAAACCAATCGGTGTTTTACTAAATGACGTTGTTAACTATGATTTGACAAGACAACACATCAATTGGCACAAAGACGAAGTGCAGGTTGGTGGTAAGGTTGTTCTTCTCCGAAATGGTCAAGTAACAACTAACATGTTAGTAGCTGGAACAACACCATCAGCCGGTGCTGATGCTTATGTTGGTACTAGCGGTCTAATTGGAACCAGTTCAACCAATGCTGTAAAGATTGGTCAGTTCTTAAGTTCCAAAGACACCGACGGTTATGCCAAACTATCAGTCAACATCGCTTAATAAGGGAGAATAAAAAAATGGCTAATAAAGTTTTTGAACCAACACCAGAGCTTACAGATCTTTTAGTTCGTTCTGGTTCATTAAATAAAGACGAAGCACTATCAGCTAATGCAGAGTTTGCAAAAGCACTAGAACTTCCTCTTCGTCAGGGCATTCTTAGTGGTGATATTCTTGATGGTATCTTTGAGCCAATTACTTTGGCACAAAGCGCTACCCCAGAATTTCCATTAGATTTCCTTGCTCCAGGTACCGAGAAGGATTTTGTGGCCTACACAATTCCTAATCATGGTTATATTCCAGAGCGTCACGTTGAAGGCGATTACGTCATGGTTCCAACCTATGACATCGGCGCCTCAATCGACTATCTTCTAAAGTATGCCCGCGATGCCCGTTGGGACGTTGTTGGTCGTGCTATGGAAGTTATGGAAGCTCAATTTGTTAAGAAGATGAATGATGACGGCTGGCATACTCTTCTTGCTGCTGGTGTTGATCGCAACATCGTTGTATTTGATAGCGATGCTACTTTCGGTCAGTTCACCAAGCGTCTAGTTAGTCTCATGAAGACAGTTATGCGTAGAAACGGTGGCGGTAACTCTGCCAGTAATAACCGTGGTATGCTAACAGATCTTTATGTTAGTCCAGAAGCTATGGAAGACATCCGTAATTGGGGTGTCGATCAAGTTGATGAAGTTACTCGTCGTGAAATCTATACTGCCGGAGACGGTAGCGTAAATAGAGTTTTCGGTATTAATCTTCATGATCTTGATGAGCTAGGCGAAGGTCAAGAGTATCAGTTGTTCTTCAGTAACGTTCTTAGTGGCGTTTTACCACAGAACTACTCTGGTACTGACGATAAGGTTGAACTTGTTGTTGGCCTTGATCTACGAAAGAGAGATAGTTTCATAATGCCAGTTCGTGAGCAGGTTCAAATCTTCGAAGACGATACTCTACATCGTCAGAAGAGAGCCGGTTTCTATGGCTGGTCAGAGCAAGGCTTTGCTGTTCTTGATAACCGCAGAGTTCTTCTTGGCGCTCTCTGATTTAAAATTACAATATCATTTGTAAACGAATTAGGCTGGCTTAATCGCCAGCCTTTTTTGTTTATACTAGGTGTATATAAGTATATATTCTATTATCAATAAATAAGGATACTTTTATGTCGTGGCAAAGCGAATTAACCATTATGGTTCGTACCTTAATTGATGACTTTGGAGACGTTCCTGTATATAGTGATAGTAGGATAGAGAAATGCTTGATTGTATCTGCTAAATATGTTCAATTTGATGTTGTTTTAGAACATTCTTATGATGTTAATGTTGAAAACTCTACAATTAGTCCTGATCCTACTATTGATAATGATGAAATTTTTATTATGTTAACAGCGCTAAAAGCTGCTTGTCTTGTTGATCAAGGTACATTAAGAACAAAAGTGGCTATGGAAGGAGTAAGAGCTTCTCTTGGTCCAGCAAGCTTAAGTGTTGGTGGTTCTACTAGTGCTTGGGAAAAAGTTTTAAATCACGGACCATGTAAGTTATATGCAGATCTTATAGAACATTGGGATGTGGCAAATGCTAGTGCTGTTGCGGCCGTCATTGGTCCATTTAGTGGTAATAAATTTGATCCAGAACTTCAAAGAAATCAAAGATCGGATCCATTCAGAAGTGGATTCTTTTCATAACTTAGGAGATTAATAATGGCAGCCGGTTCATATGATTTTTCAATAGAACAAGGAACTTCATTTGGTTTGAGCATAATATATGCCAATTCTAGTGGTGTTCCAATAAACTTATCAGCTTTTTCTTGTGCTAGAATGCAATGGAATACTAGTTCTAAC